AAATAAGGATTGATTGCCATTTAAATCACCCCACCATGAAGTCGGGAGGCAGTTCGTATCTGTCCTGCACCTCTTCTTCGATTGTTCGGATTTCTTCTAACGCCTCACTAAGGATTCTCTGCCCGTCGAACTGTACACCGCCTGGCAGCTGAATACCAGTGAACTTGGAAAGGTTGTTACCCCATGCTCTCTTGATCAGAGCAGTGAAATACTTCTTCAGCAGTCGGTCGTTGTAAATCTCGGTGTAGGTCTCTGGGTTAAGGGCAGTGTATGCCTGCATGACAATATAGTCGCCCACATTGACATCTTCAGACCAGTCGAAGTCGCCGAACACCCTATTCATCACCCTGCTAAACCTGAAGTTCTTATCAGGATCCAAAATATCCTGTAGAAGCTCCAGATGCTGTTTGGTGATGGTGTAATTAGTCAGTGTACCTGGTGTGAAAGTACCAAAAAAGTCGTTAAGTGCCAGTTGGTAACTGGCATCGAACATGTTGACCGAGGTCGAAGCGAGATTGAAAATCTTCGTCACTGATACCAGTCTATCGTCGATCGCATCGGTGTCAATATACTTGTTGTCGATATCAGTCTGTGTTATCTGATGGGTGATAAAGGTTTCGATTACACCATCAAAATGATACTCAGCAAAGAACTGCAATGCATCATCAAGAGCATCTTCCACCTGCTGATCATCCACATTGATATCAATTACAGGAGCACCAAGTCTCCTGAGTGAATAGTCTTTGAGTGATTGTCTTGAATTGGGTTGTGCCATGTGTTATCCTACTAAGAGAGCCTGAATGCCCATCCAGAAAGTCTTGCATTGCCAGTACTGGCTGCGAGACTCAGGGTGAAATTACCCGTGTCTGTGCCAGACTTCGCCAGTCCAGTTCCCCCGCTTTCGTTATCACTGCTAGAGTGCCTACTATTATTATTAATGTGATAAAGGATAGTATGTCCAGAGGAATTGGTGAAGGCCATCGATGTCCCGACGGGTGGTGCTGAATCTCCACCAGTGGTAACATCATTATGGTCAGTGTTTACGGCCTGGTCATACTGCCTTAGTTCTCCCACTGCCATGGTACTCATATCCTTGTCGTTCTTAGTTCCCACTGTAATCAGTGAGACCCATTCTGCCAGATCGGCACCTGTACTCTTCAAGACCTTGCCAGCGGCACCAGCGGCACTGCCCTGTGCATAGACCTTATTATTGAGGTCAATACCATCCGCTCTCATCCTGAAGATGGAGTCCATCGCACCATGGGTCTGACCACTGCCGTCTCCGACCTTGAAGTCAAATGGGTGGGTGCTAGCAGAGGTACTAAACCCAGTCAAGAACTTCATCTCATTGTCTGCCTGAATATGACCTCTGGCAGTCATATAAATGTCTGGACCAATGTCGACATCGTTAACCATTCTAATGCCGTTTGAATTTCCACCCTGTGCCACGTGAATCCTGCAACTGGAGGTAAGAGAAGAAGTACCGAAGCCGACTTGTGCAAGATCTCCCGTAGTACCTTTAATTCTAATAGCGGTTTGATCTTCTTCGGGGGTGGTAGTAAAAAGTTCTACCCTCTTGGAGTACGGTCCAGCTCCACCGCCAGTGGCAGCAAGGATGGTTCCGATCCCACCAGTGGTAGCAACACCAGAAATATCAGCCGCTTCTAGGGTCATACCACCAGTTGCAGTGGCGGTGACACCATTGATTGAGAAGACTGCGGAGGGTACGTTTCCTGTTCCTCCACTGAATTCTGCGGTTCGACCGCTGATTGTCTGTACAGCCTGTCTGGCACCAGTCAAACCGTTGATAGTGTTGACAATATGACCAGAAATACCCGCATTAAATACATGGTCGCCATGCCATGTAATGCCACCAGTGATGTTAGCGGGGAGATCTAAACCAATATTGTAGTTGCCATTACCGTTGTCGGTAATCAGGATTCCGTCTTTTTGACTACCAGTTAGGTAATTAGCGGTATCAGCTGTGATGCTGTATACCTCTATTGGGTTCACCTTGTTCACCATGTCGTTAGAGACATTAAACCAAGTATAGAAGGTGTCCGACAGGAACAGACTTGCTACATTGTCGTCTGATGGGGGTGTTACGCTTGATGGCATGCTTTCTTATCCTTGTCTATCAGCTATTTATAGCCACTGCCCTTAGATTCTTGATCACTGGGAGATTGAGATCTGAGGTACCATCTTCTGCATAGACCACTATTTTGATGGCGTAAGTGGAGAATTGACCAATGGTGGTGCCAGTGGCTGGAGCATATGTGTACGTGTTGAGAGTATTATTCTCGATGTCGTTATCAAATTCCTTGGTGGTGTCACCATCTCTGTAGAGCTGAGTATACGTCTGGTCGTCGAAATTATCTGAACTATTGTTGACCTTTGCGAAGACCTTAACATGACCCTCATTGGGTGCTACATCTAAGAACACTCTCAGGTCATTGGCAGTAGAGTTGCCAAAGTTGACCTTCTTGGAAATGTACCTGCATACACTATTGTTGGCGGCTGCAGAGTTATTAGAGGTTTCACCCAGAACCACACCTGTTTGATTGTTATCCGTGTCATACTTGGAATCGGATAGGACCAACCCTAGTCTGTCTAGGTTGACCACTGGTGTCAATGTATTAGAGGTAGTACTACTATAGATTAGATCCACCTGTAATCCACCGTTTGTGCTCAAACCGTTGATTTTCTCAGACAGAGGAGTGTTCTTGTTAGGAGTCACTCCATTGTAGGTCATTGCGTTGAGGTTGTCCTTGACTACAAACGTGGGGAAGACCGTATCTGAGGTGAACAAGTTGTCGTTGCTGGCAACCACTACGTCAGAAACGTCAATAATGCTTCCTTGAAGATCAGTATTGAAAGATGCCGTCCTTGTAGCGAGTCCAGTGCTTCCTCCAGTGAAACTGCATCTGCTAATACCCATCATGACGGATTCAGCCGTCGTTTTCATTCTGCTGCCATTATTCAAGGGCATGAACAGGGACCCGACCCTAATTCCAGAAGATCCGACGTTCAGTGACTGAACGAGATCCCCAGCCGTGTTGGTGTCACCACTGGTGTTGAGGTATGGTTGGTTAATCACTGACCTAAACAAGGCATTCTGATCCCCGTTAGTGAACATGCAGACCGACCAGTTACCTGGTGGCAGATAGACAGGGGATGGGAACGAGAACTTAGTTGCGACTGATCCTGGTCCATCTGAGACATTGATATCGGTAGCCTCAAGAGTCACCGTACTGTGAGGTACCGAAATAAATTCATGAGGAGCATCGTTAATCATAGGTCTAATTTGGATCGTAACAGGGAAAGTAGGATCAACTGTCTTGAAGTAGAAACTGATGCTGCTTAAGAATAGACCCTGAGGGAATGCTCCTGCGTCAACAATTATCTCTTGTGAAAGAGGATCCAAACCGTTCTGCACATCCCCGTAGTTGGAGTCCAGACTGTCCAAGAACGTGTCACTAATAATGTTCTCACTCTTGGCAGATCTTCTTCTGCTACTGGACCCGATATCAGCGACGATGGTGGAGTTCTTAACGTTCTGCAGACCCTGGGAGAAGTATTTCGTATCTCCTGCAGTCAAAGTGTTAGACAGGTTGTTGCTGATACTGCTGGTGAACCTGATAGATTTTTCGCCAGATAACAGTCCAGAATCCAGGGTCAGTTCTGCCGTGAATCCACCAACATTGTTTGCAGTGTAACCATCAGCAGAGTTCCCAATGATCTGACCATCAACAAATGCATAGAGAGTCGAGTTGGGCAAAAAGCCTTTGCCCGTGACACTCAACGTCTTAGATCTCATCTTGGGTAAGACACTTTCATCTACTGTCTTGTCATTGACGGTTCTCTTGATCCTATCTGGTAGCTTGGAATTTGCACCTTTAACGGGACTCTTGTAGTCCCTGCTGCTGGGATCAACTACGGGGATCGAGGAGTTAATCGAGTCTGTCCCGAACCAGTGGGTTAGAAACTCATCCTTCTGACCTCCCCAACCAGCGGATCTTCCTCCGTCGCCTTCCCAAGAGGACGTAGTAACGAAGTATTGGTTGTTCTCTCCGAAAGTATTTACTAAGACCGATGGGTTCTCGTTATTATCGTAGTAAAAATCGCACTTGGGCGATACTTCCAGGAATCCCAGGAAATCGGTGATACCGAATGGGTTGATCTGAATGGTGCTGGTACCAGTGGCACCAGAGAAGACTGTGGTTTCATTGAAGGAGTAGGTCAAGACGTTATTGTCAGAAAGGACCATACCACTGGGAATAGTGGCCTGAGTCAAACCCAAACCGCTGGTCTCGAACGAAGGTCTGAGACCTCTGAATCTATAATCCATGCTGCAGTTGTGATCTTTATTGAATACATCTGCGAATTGGTGACTGCTGAAATCATCCACCATCACTGATGGACTAACCACAGTCCCAGTGATACTGGCGGCTCTGGATTGGGCATCACTGAAGAGGAATTCAATATATCTGTCTCTCTGAACGTTGTCGGTGAGGTTGGAGATCTCACCGATTTCTTTCATCGTGAACCTGTTGTTGTCCAGATACTTGACGTTAACATCCTTGTTGATGTCGAAAACGTAAGGGCTGGTCTCCAGAATGAACAGATCCATGTCTTCTTCTGTGGTGACAGGAGGTTGGGGGTTATCGGATGCTACACCCTTGATTAACCTGTAAGTTCTGTCCTTACACAAGGAGACCACATCTATTCTCGGTAAGAAGTATGAGTACCCGATCCTGCTCGAAGCACTGCCACTCTTATCGAAGGGAACACCGAACTCATTGAAATCATTCCCTGATTTTTGTATTGGTCTAAAGTCGACACAGTTACCCAATCTGAAAGACTCACCAGAGTCTGGGTCTACGAACGTTGGAACTGAAGAGAAATTGGTGGAAGCGGAGTTATCTAGATAACTATCCAGAGTGACTGGACCTATTCCGCTGTGGGTGTACTTGGTGTAGGAGACTATCAAGTCATAAGACCCGTCGCCCACTAGGTCGACAACTGGGACATATAACTTAGATCTGAAGATAGCAGATCTTCTCTGACCGTCGTCCAAGAAATCAATTCCTGACCCAGTGACGTTAGTAGTGATATCGGTTGCGTTGTTCTGAGCATATGTGATCTCTTTCACATGGGCATCGCTTAGAACAAATTCAATGCATTGAATGCCGTCTCTGGTCACTGTGGTGCTGGAGGAAACCGAAGTTTCAGTAACCGTGTCTAGATTCAGTGTCCTGTAAATGTTTTGACCAGACATGTTGGTCGAATCGAACACTACAGGATGGACAACCGCGAAGGTGATTCCCCCAGCTGGACCAGCTGTTAGGCCGCTGATTGTAATGGTTGGGTTAGGCTGGTTGGCACCCACTACACTAGCATCAAAAGCAGCCTCAGGCAGTAACGAAGCGGGAGAACCAGCAGTCTCTCCATAGAAAACGAGATAGTTTTCATCGTCTTGATCAGGTACCGAACGACCACCAGATAAAGTTATGCTGGAAGAGGTTGAAGATTCTGGAAGATTGAATAGAGAAACCTCGTTGACCAAGAACTGCGATCTTCTCTGCGTAGAGGATCCTGGTCCGTTGGAGACCACCCTATTGCTCGAAACTGGGAATATTAAAGATCTTGAGTTAGCGTCGAAGGGACCAGTCTGTCCAGCACTATTTGCTTTCAACTTATAATAAGAACCAGTGGCTCCAGTATGTCCTCCAGCGGCAACCGACTTGTTGGATACTAGGAATGTCGACTCACTGAACACTTCACCAGCTCTTAAATCAATATTGAACAGACTAACCTTGGTTCCCTCTGGATCTCTACTGATTGACCTGACATTGCAGGAACCAATAGTGACACCAGCAGAGGCATTGAAGGGACCAGTCTTACCGTAGATAAAGAACTCATCCAGATCTTCCAAAGAAGAAGTGGGGGTAGATACCGTCTGGTCTCCGATGCCATAACCAGAAGCACCTCCAGAGTCCACCAGCACGTAGTTTCCTACTGGAGTGGACATGAACTCGCTTAAAGAGGGAACGATGTTAGTCGTTCTGGTCTTATCGGCAGCAATATACGTAGTGCTTTGGGTATCAATTTCAAACCCGCCCACGTAGGACTTGTTGGGTTCGATACCGACTGCGAACTTAGTAGAGTCTCCTGGGCTGAATACCGAGGTGTGCTCCACTATTCTCACTTTAGGTGTATTAACAGTATAATTTCCAGACTCGTCGAATGTCCTTCTGGCGAAGGTCTCTTCCAAGTCCGCATACTCTGTATATTTCACCTTCTTGGTACTCTTACCACTGACGAGTCTCACCAATTCAACGAAATTCTTGCTGTCGAAGGTTAGACCAGAAGAATCGCCCAAAGAAGACGTGAACGGGATAAAGTCTAGTGTTACCCCGATTTTATATCGGTCCGATCCAGGGGCATTATAGTTGTAATAACCAGCCGCTGGGTCTTTAAGTGTACTATCTTCAACCGAGTCAACGATGTCTCTAGTCAGTGACCAACCAACCGAACTGGTTGGGTTGGAAAAGTCTCTGTATCTGTCATCACTGTCCGCATAGGTAATACCAGCCGTTTTAAACGGTGCAACATTCTGGGTAGATGTGTTGATGAAAAACCCGTCAAGGTAGAAAATACCTTGATCAACCGAAATGAAGGTGGCATTGTCACCGATCGAGGGTGCTGTCACCCCACCAGCAGCAATGCCGAAAGTGATCCCAGAAGCATCTGAAGTTGCCAGGGTGCCACCAGCGGAGAAGGACCCATTCGAGGTGTACTGGTAGATTACAACCTGATTTGGATCCTTGTCTAATGTTGAACCCGCCAGTGTTTTTACCACTCTTGCATTGACGGTACCATTTGAGATGGTCTTGCCGACTAACGATTCTAGATTGGATGTCGAAAGGGAGTTAGCGGTGTCTACCCTAAGGTAGGAGGCATTCGCCTCTGCAATTCCACCACCAGCAACCACTGCACCGTTCTCAAAAATATGGGACCCAATGCTTTCTACTTGATTCTGAAGGACGGTCTGGATTTGCGTCAGTTCTCTTGCCTGAACGGCAGTGCCAGGTCTAAACAGTGAACGCAGATAGCCCTTGTCGACATCGAAGTCGTCGAAATAAGGGTCTTTATTGAAAAGATCAGAATTATACGATCTTGGCATCTCTTCTCCGATCAGATATCAAGAGTGATCTTGAATAGCTCTTCTTGTTCTAGGTTTCTGGTGATACCAGAGGTCGTGTTCTTTATGTATAGGATCTCTCCAGTACCGAACTCGAATTCTGGGACTTTAATTCCTTCGATTGCACATGCTACCGACGAGTTAGATAGCAACTCATTGATAGCGAATCCTGGTGCTCCTGCTGTCTCCCCTTTATATATGGTGGTGACGTATAAATCTGCCGTCACACCGCCTGCGGGGAGGAATTCCATTACGGTAGCAGTCGATCCAGACGCACCTCTGATCGCGAAATCGAGTGTTATGTCAGATCTGGAGAAGGCTGTTGCTGCGTCAGCACCCGTCGCTCTAACACTCAAGATCGTCGAAAGTCTGTATGTATCTTCTTCTATCTGGGGGACCGATTCCTCTTGGTACTTGGCGACACCGAAAGGTTTACCAGATGAAGTCCAAACCGCTCCAGTTCCCAGTCCGACCACGATCTCTCCTGGTCTGAACTTGGACCCCACATCCTTTAAGGTTACTACTGCTCTTCTGCTGTCCGACCTTCTGACAAATCTTTCTACTTCTCCACAAGATCTGCTAGATTGTCCCACTACGAAATCTCCTGGGACTAGTGCTTGTGCTCCGAATTCAACATCTGCGGTTAGAGCATCCATCACTAAATCAGTTAAAGATCCAGAAGCAATACCCACCACTTCTCCTTTATTATCACCAGTGGCATGAATCGGGTTTCTGATCAATCCATACTGATAATAATTATTGACCTGAGGGAAATCACCTTCTCTGTTATCACCCGTGATCAAGGAAATATCAGAACTGAGGTTTACCAAAATCTGCATCTTGGTTGCTGATAACTCTGATTCTGGGTCTGACCCATGTCCACCCTTAGGACCTAGGTGAGCATCCAACGTGGCACCGCTGGCATTGCCGAGAGTGGTGCCAACCCTTGCAGAAACGTAGGTATATCCACTACCCTCATTGACTAAGTCGATCGTAGAAAGAGTGATGCCACTGGCATTAACGTCCATGATAGCATTTGCGTCGGCACTAACACCATCTCCTTCAATGACTATCTCAGGTATGATCTCGTATTTACTAGTGGTGTCTGGCAACACTGACCAGTTAGAATCTACTGTGGCCTTTCTAATGGCACCTTCATAATCCGTAATTTTCTTCTTCTGTCCGACCCCAGTTCCCTGAACGATTCTTAACATATAACTGTTAAAGTAATCATTGCTATCGGAAGATCCTGCTTCTAGGATCACATACCCAGTAGTACCAGTATTGGCGGCTGACTGAGCAAGGGTGGTGGAGGTACTCTTGATTGATCTATCGTATGCCTGTCCAGTATCCATCACTTCAATATAAGAAAGACTTCCTTTGACTGCTGCATACTGGGTTGAATACTGAAGTCTCCTAGTATCGAAATACCTAACTGGGTCGTCTTCTGCCACTTCTAGATTTCTTATGGGAACTTCGGCGGCTGTAACGAATCTAGCAAGATTCTGGGGTACTTGGTACATGAACTTCCAGATATAGCCGTCTGCAGTCTTGATATTTGATTCACTTTCTCCGAACGGTTCAACAATGCTATTAAGGGCATTGCTACCCGTCGCTCCATTGTAGATACATTTATAAACCTTCTGGTCACCAGTGTAGGTATAATATCTTGAGGATGATTCCGCGCTCAGGGACATATCTTTGTCTGAGGTGTACATTTCGTAAGTGCTGCCGCTGGTCCAAGCGGTGACTGGAATCATCAAAGCCGCATCAGACGAAGTCACCTTTTTCGCAGCGATCATTCTTCTGTATAGGTCGTTGTAAGACTCTGTAGAATCAGTATAATCGGCAGACACCCCAGCTTCTGGTCTAGCAATAAAGAACAGAAGGCTGTTATCAGAGTCTGGCGATAGATCTTCGATAACGTTGTTTAAAACATATCTTTTTAATGGAGTTTCAAATGTCATTTATATCACTCTGGTGTTAGTGTAACCGTATCTAACTGGGTGAGAACAGTACTGAGTTTAACAGAACCTATTTCAGTGCTAGAAATTACACCGCCAGGTATGTTATCACTAACGGTATTTATATAGGCTGTCGTACCACTGCTTATGCCTTCCAGCAACCCAGAAGTGGCACCGAAGGATTCAGAACCTGTTATCAGAAATCTCCCAGAGAATGCCTTGATATTCACGTTACCAAACCCGCTGATGGTCTCCGAGGAAACTACCTCTCCTACTGGCATGGTTCTGCCACTTTCTCCAATGGGGTTCAACTGCCTAACAATTTCCCCATCTTGGAACGCAGGATAAGGATCACCAGACGAAGGAGTTTCAGAATCTGAGATCTGAAGCCTGACCAGATTGTAATTTTTAGAGAATCCTAGTCCTTTGATTCCTCTTGTAGAAAAATGGGGGTATACCTCCCAATAGTTCCCACCAGTTATTGTACCAGAAGGACCGTAAAAGGTCCCCCCTAATGCCGCATCCACCGCGTATTGTGAACCCTGAACAGCATTCTGTGTGCCACCTGGTCCGAAGGAAGCGGTTTGTCCAATGCTTTCCGCTACGTGGATGGTGGCACCCAAAGAACCACTTGCACCAGGATTCAAAAAGCTGGGAGATGCTGGTGCAGAATCATCGTCTTCGTTGTAGTACGTGTTACCTTCGGCAAGCCTCCACGGGTAACCAGCTGGATAAAGATCTAGCCCCCCGCTGCCGCCAGTCCCGTTTGCCCTTAGGGACCTAATGGTGACATGTCTATAAGGGGTATAATGTCCGATCACTGGCACTTCATACTGGTTGAAATACCTGCCAGTTTCTGCTGTGATCGATACCCCCTCTTCCAGAAGGTATTCGCCGAACTGTTTGAATCCAGCTGGGTGGACCATTTTCTGGGTGGATTCTTTGTACTCTTGCAGGTTCCTGGATGATCTAACCACATAAGAATATTCTTGGTAATAATTACCATCTCTTATCTTACTGGTACTGCTTATTAGACCTTCTCCACCATCCCAGAATCCCTCGGTCTGTCTAATACTAGCCCCACCAGTGACCACCAGGACCGCTGCGGTACCTCCACCGTCGGTGCTTATCCCAGCACTCAGTGTTTCAGATAGTCGATAGTTGATGCCAGTGTCTTCCATTATAAAGCCTTTGACTTCACCCAAAGGCCCGACTGACCCGACATAAACTTCTGCACCGACACCAGTAGCAGATCCAGAAATATTAACCTTATCTCCGACTTTATATCCACTACCTTCGGCAGAGATCCCGATGACGTCCACGGTAGGATAAATGTATTCTTCGGTCGTAGCACCACCAGTTAGATCGAAGGTTATATATTTTTCAGCCTCAAACGAACCGAACACACCACTTAGTTCCACCTCAATAAATTCATTATCATACCTCAGTATGTGATTGGTGGACTCCACAAAACCGTAGGCTGAGATGGAGCCTAAAGTAGGTCCAGCCTGCTCTACCCTTCTTCCCACCATATCGGGTACATTGGCAATATCAGTGGTTCTTGTGACCTTGAGGATGGAGGGTTGTTTCCACCGTCCGTCAGATAACTTTAAAATGTCCTGACTGGGATAATATAATTGCGGTTCTTCACCAAAAAGCAGTCTAAAGAAAGTCTTATATGACTTCTCCGTACCTTTGGCACGGTAGAAGTCCAGCATCCTTTTTACCATTTTTCTTTTGTCTGTATCAGTTGACGCTAAGATCTCAGGGATGCCGTTTGCTAATTCATTAGTGAATCTTTTAACCAATTCGTCCTTGGTGTCGTCTACATCTCTATAATTTATTAAATTATTGGATTCATACTTAGGATTATCTTCAAACTCCATCCACTCGTAGTATTGCTTCAGGAATTCGGTGAATTGGGTATGATCAGTCGCTACGAACGACGGTACCTGTCTCCCCACAAGATTAGAGACTCCGTTATCGATATCTAAGGAGACACCGTCTAACTTGATTATTGCAATTATATCTTGTGGTAGCAGTAAAGGTACTAGCATTTATCAGTATCCAGTTGAGGATGAGGACGATCCCGATCCAGTTGAGGATGAGGATGAGGGGTTAATAGTAACCCCAGGCACTTCTGAAGACATGACCACTGATACCGCTTCGGAATCTTCTGGATCAATGATCAGGATTGTTCTTCTGCTACTATCAATGTCTTTTGTAGCTGGTACTGCTCTGACTCTAATGTCTTCGTAATCGATAGAAGAGTTTATGTTCAGACTAGACAGGCTGACCGTGCCAGCTACATAATCAACACTACCAGCATTTGGATTTATGATCTCGGTGTTGCCCACCAAGTCTTCTACCAGTCTCAACTTGCCGCTACCATCATCCTCGAAGAAGACATTTTTCTGGGCTCCCCCCGAGGTAGAGATCTTAAACCTGCTGCTGGTCACAACTCCAGCCATATGACCGTCGTGTGGATGGTAGATCGGGTTGTTGAAATCCAAAATGAAACCCTGGGTTTCATTGTTGTTGGGGCTATATCTCTTTTCCATTGTGATGTCGGTCTCATTGCTGAGAATTGAGGCATCAGAGTCATCGATTTCTTTCAGGAATTTGGAGTACCTTAACCCTTTGCTGAACTTCTCAAGATAGGTGTCCGTATAATCTCTGATTCTAGAAGCAACCAACGCCTGAAGAGAAGAAGACTGGAGGGAGGAGACATCAGGATTATAATTGACTGCCGAACTAATTCTAAGATAGATGTAGTCTGGGTCAGTTATGTTTACCCTGATTCCCACAATATTCTTAGATTTCAGGATGGTATCTGCTATTGATTTCTTCCTGGTTTCGGGGATAATCAATCCAGATTGAGGCTTGAAGGCAATATAGACCGACCCGAAATCTGGTGGTATATTATCTTCGCCACCCCAGACACTAACAGACTCCACATCTGGATAATCATTAACCAAGATAGATTGGTAATCCCTAACGGTCACCGCTCTATTTTGAGATTGATAACCCAGCGGAGATCTAAATCTGATGGATTCGATCGACTCCCGCTCTGCTCCACCTGATGCCTCGGATACCACCTCAACAACATTTCCACTACCGAAGGAGAAGGATCTACTACCAGATGTGTCCCTTTTACCAATGCCGTTGGAGGACGATCCTTCGGAAACCAGATAGTTGACAGTGACCAGATTAGCGTTCTCTAATGCCTTACCAATCACCCCATCTCCGAAGTAGATCTCGTATTTACCGTCTTCTACCTCTTGCAAGAAGTAGGCCTTAGATGTGCTGGTAAGGTCATTGAAATTAGTTCCCAAATCCCACAAGTCGACAAATCCAGTGCTGTCTGTGGCACTATTCTGGACCCTAACCCTGAGGGTTGAGGTATCGACATCGCTCTCTGGGATGATGAACTTTCTCCTTGGATCATTCGAATCATAGATGAAAGATTGAGATCTCGATACCCCTTGCTGGAGGACCACGTTAGAGAAGTGGAATCCGTTGGTGGCTGCCAGGTCGATCTTGGTGGGTGTTTTAACAGAGAAAGTATAACTCTCGCCATCCTTGGATGCAGTGAACTGCTCCCCTCTGGGGATATTGTAACTTTCAGTGTATCCTACCGTGCTTCCTAAGGTGATGTTCACTGTTGCCTCTGATCCCCTAACCGAAGTGGGGGTATATCCCAAGTGCTTGGCATGGGACACGATGTTGGACCTATCTGCAGCACTATCCAGGAACATCTCATTGGCGATCATGTTGTTATAGAAGGCCTCGTAGTGGGTGTTATAAGCAAGTGCATCCAGCAGGATGTTTATGCCAGCACCTTCGAAGTTGTAGTCAGCAAAAGCAGTCTGACCACCCAGATAGTTCTTCAAGGAACTTTTAATGGAATCGAAATCCAAGTTGTTCACCGAAAGATTCGTTTTATTGCTTGTAGACATTATCTCAGCCTCTCTAGTGTCAGGTTAACAACTACTGGATCTGGGATATTTTTCACTCTGAAATAGATCCCGATATTGAAGCCATTTGCTTCTTGATCTGCAATGACTTGTACTTCAAAAAGATCGATCCTGGGTTCGAACTGCTTGAGTGCAGATACGATATTCTGTCTTAAATGCATTGCAGTCACGGGAGACAGAGGCTCGAATAGCATTTCTCTAATGCCAGGCTCTATGTCTGGGTTGAAAGGTTTTTCATATTTTGCCATTAAAACAAGATTCTTGACGGATCTTTTTACGGCTTCTACCCCCTCCTTCACTGTTACATCTCCAGTGGTGGGGTGTGCAATAAAGTCTAGATCCAAATCTCGCCATCTGTCTATATTAGCCATGAATGTTCGCTCCTATCATCTGTCCTTCAATATATCTGGCGAACTGTGGCATCTCTAAGGTGACTAAGTCGTCATCCAACTCATCTGCCTTGTCCCAGTTGCACCATTCTACCAGCAGACAACCTACCGTCAAAACACCTCTTGCATTCTTTAACGGTAACATAGAATAAACTAAAGTATGGTTTGCCTCCAAGTGTCTCTTAAGATGACAGTCGGGGAGACTAGAAGTGATTTCGACTGATGCCTGGTCTCTGGACAAGATCTCCAGCATTTCCATAAAAGCGGTGACCTGTAAGTTCTGTCTAGAACCCATTGATTCAGATACGCCTACCACGCAGGATTCATGCGTCAGGGAGAATTTCTTCATGGATGATCCATCCAAGAAATTGCCCCCATTGTGGAATTGCAATACTGCTGCTCTCTCAGCACCCAGTTTCACACGAATCTCGGTCAGAAATTCATGGATTCTAGTATGCTGTTCCCTATAAGAAGAAGCACATGGGTTTATAATCTTCTTTTTGTTTTTTACACTGCTATTGATGGTGGTTGCCCCTATCGCCAGACCAGCCATAACCACTATTAGGACCATCCCCACTTCAATCCAGGATCCCAATATGTCTATAGCCCAAAAAGAATTGTCTACTGAGTCTACCATGTATACCTCCCCATGGCTCTATTTATATGTTGTCGACGTCATCCAGCTTCGACTTCAGGGTGTCAGTCTGCAGGCTATCAAGCAATACAGACCCGAAAGCAGTATCTTTCGACATGCTGAGTACAGACGCGCCTCTAGAATACTTCTTGAGGAAGTTCAAAGAGTCAGATAATGCTTTGTTATCCCTTGTAATCAGATCAGAAGCATCAGATGAAAATCTATTTGCTATGGAAACAATATCCCCCAGATCAGATAACTCCACCTCTACATTACTTGGGTCGAGAACGGTGGACTCCCCGTCTAGGGTGAAACCCAAGTTCTGTCCGTTGATGGAGAAACCGTCTCTACCCACAAAACTCTCTATATCCGACATCAATCCCTTTCCAGAGAACAATATAGAGGAGAAGTGTATTGAATAGTTGTCCTCGACGGGAGCGGTTGCTCCTCTCATGGCATCCTGGGCAGAGTTAATGGCTGAGGCTATACCTTGGAGTGCATTAAACCCGAAGAGGTCTCCATCGAACACATCATAATGGGAACCACCCGATGCACCACTGATTCTGGCAGTATGATCTTTGAACTCAGTTGTTAATTTGGTACCCAGACTAGAGCATGCTGCAGCGGCTGCTGATGTCTGCTGATATAAAGGTGGGTAGTTGGGCACTGATGGACTTGATCCAGCCACAGCGGCACCCAGAAATGTCAGCAAAGACGATGCCCTGCTCAACCCCGCCGCATTCATAAAGATGTCACCCTCTACTGGGTTTTGGAACAGAGACACACCGTCAATAGCAAGTTGGATTACTTCCTTTTCCGCACTTGTATACTGAGGATCTGGTATGTCTACACCAGAGGTAGTGCCGTCTGGATTGGTGATTACAGTAGAAAATGTCTGGTGTGGGTATGCCATGTTTATCCTATTAGTACGTTAGAAGATCCAGTGGATGTATGCCCACAAGTGGCAGGGTCACCTTGCTTAATCACTGGTTGTCCGCCAGCAAGAACCGATCTTGGTCCCCCGATGAGCATTGCTGCACCTGCGTGCTGGTTCTCTCCATGACCAGCAACGGCATCGCCCAATACAGAGATAGGAAACCCGTTCACAAGAACACTAGAGACTCCTGGACCTAAAATGGTACCAGCGGCAGTATCTGTCAAAGTCCTTGTTGCTCCTTGTGCCATCAGAAGCTCCTAGAGGTTTCTTTGATCGGAATAGGGGCAACACCACCAGAGGACTGGAAGTCTGTCCTTACTAGCGAGGTTAGTTTAGAGGGATCTTTAGGATCGGGGATGCCAAGAACGCCCTTTACTAATGCCCCCCCACCAGGCGCGTTATTTAGCTGATAGTTGGTGGTGTCAATGAATGGATTTTCGGTTAGGGTAATGTCATCTAAACTCACGGCAAGATCAGCAGTCTGAGCAGTCGTAACTGCTCCGAATGCATTCTGGTATGCAAGAAGGCCAAAAGTAATATTATTAGTTCCCTTACTATTTTTGATTCCAGTACCAACACTATAAAGTATATTGCCATATATCGCCGATGGTGTCGAGGTCCTGACCGTTGTGGGCCCCTCTACAAATTCTACCCCCACATCCATATTGTATATGGTATTATTGACAAGAGTCATGGCACCCTGACTACCACCAGTACAACTTATGCCGACATGGCTCTCTGCCCCATCCTCATTAATAACCAAACAGTTTATTATCTGGTTCTGTCTAAATCCAGTAGCGGCTACTATTGCCGATCCCGCAGATCCAGAAGCAGCATCTATAACCACCACACAGTTCACCATCGTTCCACGATTGCATTTGAAAACTTCGTCACCTGCTTGAGTAACTTTACCTTGGGCAAAACATTCAACAGCAGCAGAATCAATGATTTCCATCACATTACCAAACGAATATGAGTTTACGGCCTTGCATCTATACGCAACACTACCGTCCCCCCTTATGTTGATTGCGGGAGTGCCATCTCCGTCCGCATCAACATCAAAATACCTTAGTTCCACACCCTCCGCATTAAAATAGATTGGGGAGAATGTCTGGTACATTCCGCCGTCGCCTGGAGTCGTTTCATAACCTTCGACTACAGTATTACCCGTATTCGTGTTTGAGTTGGTGGTAAAAGTGAGGTTTGTAGTCTTCACGCCTTCTCGCGACGTGTGCCTTTTACAGTATAGGTGATCACCAGCACTAAGGGCGTCTAGTGCCGTCTGGAGATCTTGATAGGCGTTTGCCTCGCTGCTACCGTCGTTATCACCACTTGCTTGACTGTAATAGTATACTGTTGCCATTAGTCACTCGAAGAATAAAGAAGAGGTCGGACACAAGGTTTTGCAATAACCGCTGTAGCTGCAGTATCAATATCCCCAAGAAGAGCACCAAACACAGCAGCAACTGCATTGATGTCTGCACCAGTCAAACGACTGATGCCCTCTGCATCCCTACCGTCTACAACGGGTGAGGTATCGTTTGGAAAATCGCTGCTTAGCTGTGCCCACTTAAGTGCAAAATCATCCCCTCGTGCTTTCATATATCGAATGTTCTCGCACATGGGTCTAATATATTCGTTGACGAATTTAATCGCCTCTGCGTCTGTGATGTCTGCCATTGAGCTTCTCCTATAAAGCTGTTAAGTTCAAAAATAGCTGTACCTTGTCCACATCGCCAGAATTACCGTGGACAAAGGGATATATCCACTCCCCAGCGGCTAATGTAGACCCAGCACTGTTACCGTTATTGCCCAAACTATGGTAGTATGTTAGCCCAGCACCACCCAAAAATGTTAGGATGTCTACGTCTGACCCTCCTGAACTTCCTATTTCTAAAGTCACCCCAGATGTGGCACCGACAGAACCTACGGGACCTGTTAAACCTTTGACCTTTTTCACGCAAAGCTCGATTCTCTTATCGGACCCAGATAGACCGCTCTGAATATAGGCTGCCGCGTTGGATACAAAATATCCAGATGACATTTGTCGGAGGGCATCTAGTTTATCACCAGTACCCAGAGGAGAACCGCTTCCATCTAGGATGAACCCGATGGACAATGTACCACCCCCTCCAGCCTCCCCGTCGGCTCCAGTAGCACCAGTCGCTCCAGTGACACCAGATGTACCAGTAGCACCAGTCGCTCCAGTCACACCAGCAGGTCCAGTCGCTCCAGTGACACCAGATGTGCCAGTAGCACCAGTAGGTCCAATCCCTCCAGTAGGGACACTGATAGTAATGCCACCGCTACCAGAGGTTATAGAGACATTTTCTCCAGCGAGAAAGACAACGTCACCAGTCAAGTTATTGATGGTCTCAACATTGTTGATGTCGATCCCTCTTCTTAGATCAGAAGTACCTGAAGGTCCAGGTTTCTGGGCAACATCAGTACCTAAATTAACAGAACCTTTTCTCCCTCTAAGAATAATGGCTATTTCATCAAGGTTATCACCGAACAATATGGTCTCTTCACTGGTCAACTGCCTAGTAGAAGACTTAGATACAACCACAGTATCACCAGAAAGGACCAGTTTGACCCCAGCCTTTTCTAGGAAGTTTACTAAAGTTTGTGCAGTTGTGTTGCTCATATTAGTTCAGCAAAATGGTAGAGGCGTTCTGCCTGATACTGCTAGTATCTACTGAAATAGTACTAGACCCGTTTCCACCACTTATATTTACACTCCCCGATGCCTTAATTTCTATATTTCCGTCTGATTCTATGTTCTGTGTAGACTCGGACTTTATGGTTGAACTGCCCTTAGTCAAGATAGAAGAGTCTCCATCCACCGTGATGTTACAGCTACCTTTAACATGTACATTATGGTCAGATACAAATATTTCGTGAGAAGTACCTTTAACTTTCCTAACCATCGAACCATCTGGGTGGATCTCGACGAAGGTACCCGACTTATGGTATATGTGGATTCTCTCAGACCCATCGGTGTCATCTATCTCAATGATATGACCAGATTCCGACTGTTTAACCTTGTTGAAAGGATATGCGGCATTATAAGGCGTTTCTGGTTCTTTGACAGAGCCTCCGCCTCCTGCACCACCAGCGGTGTCCATCTCGTCCAAATCGTCCTTTTTGGTCTGAACTATGGTCTCATCTATTTTCTCATTTCTGGCGAGTCTGTTGGTATCCGCTTCTCCAGTTATGCCAGGATAGACACCGTCGGGGTCAGAAAATCCAAGATTTACGTTTGGTCCAGATTGGGGGATTCCACCCAGAGTGCCAATGAACACAGGCTGCTGACACGACTGACCATCCCTGAAAAATCCAAAGACCCATGTGCCGTTGACTAGACCTAGGGGAGAGTCGCCTATCCCGTCCACCGACGCGGAGGTTACAGGTCCCATCGGGTGCGCCCAGGGTAGATCTGAGGTGGGCAGCACCTGCTTGTCTGGAGTATGATAACCCAGGCATCTTACCCTACACCTACCCAGTTTAAGAGGATCATTGCGATCCTCTACTACTCCTTGGAACCATTTTAAATCTGGTGTATCAATCATGCGAATAGCGACGAGTCTGGTCTTTCGTCTTCCTTACTGCTTCCTAAGAATGTCTTTTCATCTGGTGGTTGGACAGGCAAAGAATCCCTGCTCAGCTCCACCATATTCGTGTATTCTTTTCCACTGGTATTTAGTATGCCGTGTCTGATACTAGTGATAAGATATCTGCCGCTTCCATACTTGTCGAACCAGTCTGGGTCATTGCTCTTTTTAGGTTCATTAGAAGGTAGGCTAAGACCAACCACCATCCCAGCACGTAGGGTGGAATCCCCAGCTACAGTAATTAAGATGGAGTTTCCCCTCCAACTCATCCGATTAGAGAGGGATTTAAGGTATTCAGACTCATACTCTGAGTTATCGAAATCTTGCCCATAAGCCTGCTCTTGTCTGGTCAAAAGAACAGTTTTGCCGTCACCTATGCCAGTATACCTAGACTTAAAAGGTAGCTCTCTGTTAGACTCAACATGGTTCGATTTGTCGAAGTCCAACTGATGGTTATAGTTCAGAATTTTAATCGATTTAGTAGTAAGATCATGGCTCATCAATCTTGAAGACATCATCGAGCTTCTTAGGTCTGATTCGGTATCGAAATCTTCTTTGATCTGGATATCTTGTATTTTTAGGAACTCGCGACGGATCTTATCAGTTCCGTCGTCGATGGAACTGAGTTTGGAGTGATACTCCTTCATGGTCTGACCATTAGACAGCCTGCCTACACTAGCGAACACCAAAGACCCCAACGTCTCAAAGAGGATGTAGTTAGAATCATGGGGTCCCTGTGCAGAAACCGCTTTGGTGGACAAAAATCTGATAGCATCAAGGGGTCTGAGGTTAGGGATCACGAACTTGTAGTTGCCTCTAGTCTCTTCCGCCTCTACGTTCACTTCAGGTAAGTATTCCTTGGCGATTTGAACCACCATGTCAGATATCTTACCCTCGTATGCCCTGCTAACACGCCTAGACTCATTGTAAAAATGATTCCTCGACCTTAATCCCAGTTCATAGATCTCGGACCTATCATCCAACTTCTTGGTTCTGCCAGTCATCGACATCACATCTAGCCTGGTGGTGATCAACTTGGATCCAATGCCAGGAGTCTTGAACGAGATCTCCACCGATTCTGTCCCCAGTAGGGGAAGGTGAGTTCTGAAACCAATAGCATCCACCACCTTCATCTGTCCTTTGAGAATAGGACTGGTCAGATCTTCATATAGATCTACATGCATGACCAGGTTGCTGATGTCTACAGAACCACCTTGTTCTGATTTCAGTATGATCTTTTCTACTGAAACGTCGTTGATCTTATTATAACTGTCTGGATCTGGTGAAGACACTTATATCATCTCCCCATTAATTTTTCGAAGTCTTGAATCACTTTTTGCACGTACTCTGGTCTGACTAGTTTGATGGTCCTATTCGTCTCATTCTCTAGATCTTCATGGTCGAAATTAGTCTTAACGTAAGTGCTGGAATCGTTGACGATATATCCGTACAACAGTGTTGCCGTAAAACCACAGACTGCCTCGTAGAAATCAAAGGCTGGAGAATCTGGTCCAGAAATTCCACCAGTATTTCCAATGATTGCCTGCTGTCCAGTACTTCCCTGAGGCGCACTACCTAGAGGATTAAGAATGGTACCATCTACTGGGTTCTGGAATTTGTTCAGAGCACTGATGGATTGAGATACCTTTCTGCTAATCCTAGCAGACATATTATATGTGGATCCATCAGCACTGGTACCAATAGCAACGATGTAATCACCACTAGAGAAACCATCCCCAGTAACATGGGTGACTTCAAGCCTGGAGTAAGTTTTATCCCACTTCCTCACCAAGGCTGCGGACCCAGCATTATATGGGAAAGGGTTAGTGGTCGGACCGATACCAGACCCACTAACTCCCATAATAGTATCGTTTCTAACTGGATTAAATTCTTCGGGCAATGCGTCTTCGGTGGACCAGTCTGTCAGAAAATACGTTTCGCCTCTGTACTTATTGAAGGCATAAGACTCCAGATTCCTCTGAGACAATGCCCAGTCATAGTAAGGATTGGTCACATCGTTGAACAACATGATCATCCAGTGTAGCTCGGAATCGCCATATATTTTCTCTGCAACTATGTCTGGAGTATCCCCGTCTCTGAGTTGATACTCAACAAACATCTCCCCATTTTCTTTGATGTATTCTCTGAACTTTACCCTTTTTACAATGTCAACAGCAGATTTGGTAGTATCGCCATTGTCAAAAGAGTAGTTTACCTTGGGGAATTTACTAAAATAAGACATGTTCAGTAACCAATCTTAATCTTGTTACGGTTAATGGACTCTAACTCAGTAAATTGGAGGGTCATACTTACCGCTGTGGGTGCTCCGTCTGGGAACATAGACAGCCTATCTAGTGGGGTATAGTTCACCGACACGTTGGTCAACGCGGTTCTTCCTATTTTGTTAATCCACTGGTTCTCTTTGGCGACTGTCCCAGAGTATTCAGCACCCAAGAAAGATCCGATCTGTTGAAGGGGGTTCAATGATGGATATTCGATATCAATAAAAGAGATCTGGAATTCAGAGGGCATGTTATAAAATGCCTGGTTATTAGAGACCTCAGGGTGTGCATGGAATCTGAACAACTTGATGATTTCCATCACATCATGGGATTCCTTTTTGGATCTGGGGAAGAAGTTGAAGGCGAACTCGAAGGTTCTATACTCCACATCATTGAATAACTGCTCTTTCCTCGGATTCTTGACGGCACCAGTCACCGCATTCAGAGCAGCCTCGGAGTTGAGTCCTCCACCAGCTATCTCAGATAGCGAGTCGGCAAATCCTGCAGCCTTCGCTGCCAAACCTGGTACTAGTGCACCAATTTCTGCATCCAGGATTCCCTTAATTAACCCGAAGTCTTGGTCCGAATATGTCAAGGAATCTGTGTTCTGGAGTCCGACAGGCATGTAGAGTGTCACTTTATCTAGTGATTTTTCCGTTGCTTTCCCCAGCCTGGTATCCTCGCTGACATTATCCACCTCTAACTGCTCCCTCTTTTGTGCAGACTCGTCATTCGGAGTCCCAATGCCAGATAGAAGGTTACCAGCATTTGACAGAGGATTACCACCGCTGAATATTTGCCCAACACCAGACGAAATATCCTCTCCTAGACCAGATATGGCATCCTTAGCACTGCTGAAGATGTCTTTGGTCGAGTTGGTAACGTCTTCCATTTTAGCGGGTTTTTTGTAAAAAACATCAAAATGGACTAAATTACCCTTCGTGGGGTTGTTATGGATATCCTCTGGATAAACCAATACTGTGGGTGTGTCACCCTTCAGGTTATTGAGGTTACCTGAGTTCTGGAACGCATTAAAGAACGTAGCATCACCAGCTCCATTGATAAAATTTTCTACCTGGGAATTGGCAGATCCTGCTGGGTTATCAATGGGACCGATTGCGCCCGATGTGTTCTGGAAAGATTCTGGCATGTAGACCTCCCTGTTCTACTATTTATATAAATAAAAAGCCATGTCTTATAAAGGTAAGTACAAACCCAAAAAGCCCGAGAAATATCTGGGTGACCCTTCTAAAGTGACCTACAGGTCTCTATGGGAGAGGAAGTTCATGGTTTATTGTGATGAGAACGATTCTATATTGTCCTGGGGGTCAGAAGAGGTTATTGTACCATATCGGTCTCCAAAAGACAACAAGATGCACCGATACTTCGTGGATTTTATCGTTGAGATGGTAAGGAAAGACGGTATAAAAGAGGTCACTCTGATTGAGATAAAACCAAAGAAACAATGTCTAGAGCCTGAGAGAAAGACCAAGACCAAAAGACGATACCTCACTGAGGTGATGACCTATGGGATCAACCAGGCTAAATGGAAAGCGGCTACAGACTTCGCAGAAAATAGAGGCTGGACGTTCAGGGTCATGACCGAAGACGATCTATTCAAGGGGAAGAAGAAAAATGCCAAAAGACGTTGATCCTTTAGAAGAAATAGATGATCTATCTAAATTCTTCGGTATTGATAGTAAAGAAAAGAGTTCCCTTGCGTGGTTCAGAAAAAACATGCAGTATATCTATGGGTCTGTAGGTGCAGATGCGGCAATGGATGGGTCAAAAGGAAAAATCAAAGAGGATGGTCGACCTGGTAAACTGTATATGTTCAGATACAGTCCCAAAACCAAGAAGAAGCTGCCTTATTATGATGCATTCCCGATGGCTGTTCTTCTAACACCACCCAAAAAAGAAATGATGGGTATAAACCTGCATTATCTACCCCCAAAATATAGGGAGATATTTTTCTCTAGTCTCTTGGCAATAAACTCAGACAATAGTCTGAGCGATAGTGCTAGATTCAAGGTGTCTTACGATATACTCAAGGGGTCATCCAAGTTCAGATTCTTCAAACCATGTATCAAGAAATATCTTATGAGCAAGGTAAGATCAGAGATGGTGATCATACCACCGAAATACTGGAATATTGCGGTTAATCTTCCCACAGAGGCTTTCGTCAAGCAGAAAAAGCAGGCTGTGTGGAAAGAAAGCATAAATAAAATAAGATAGGGGAACTTTCATGCCAAGAATAGACAGAATGGTTGCCAACGTCAGAAAATTCGGGGTGTTTACCCCGAATAGATACCTGATCGAGTTCTCAGGACTCGTAGGTGCTTTCGATTTATTCATGGGTAACAGATTGAGTCTCATGTGCAACAGGATAAACGTTCCTGGGAGAGGTGTTGCATCTTCGCCAGACTCTAATGCTTTGGGTCCTTCATCCGAGATCCCATATGCGCCTCTGTATGAGAACGAGTTAGAGATCGAGTTCTACCTCGCCAAAGACATGTGGGAAAGACGGACATTCGAGTCTTGGATGGACACTATTGTGGATCCAGCAAGCGGTAGAATGGCGTACTTTAAGGATTATGCCTGCGATGCATACATCTACATTTTGAACGAATTCGATTTTCCGCTTTATCGCATCAGACTAGAAGAAGTCTGGCCTAAGCAGGTGGGTGCTATCGAATTGTCTAACGAAGGGGGGTCGGAGGTCGCCAGACAGTCGATCACCCTGAACTTCTCTAGATACATACCCACCATCGTGACCACTGGTGGTGCGGTAGCAGAAGAGTTCTTATACGATATCCCGTCTGTCAGGAAATTCGACACCAATACTGGTGGCCTGATGAACGATCTGGGTATCTTTGGTGGTAAATTTGGTAACCCCTTAAATTATTCCCAGACTTTCCAATCATGGGCAGATGCGGGTGCAATTGTTGAGAAACCTTTACAGAATTTTAACCTTGGTGGAATTGGAACTATCATCTGATATGGAGATTTGATTTATGGCTTTACCAGTCGTTAAGACCCCAACGTATGAACTAGTCATACCCAGCACGGGGCAAAAAGTGACATACCGACCTTTTTTGGTCAAAGAAGAGAAGATTTTAATGGTGGCGGCTGAGTCTGAAGATAGAAAAGAAATCAGCAGTGCCATGAAGCAGATTGTCAGCAGTTGCGTAGAAGATAAAATAGATGTGGACAGTCTAGCGACATTCGATCTGGAATACATTTTTGTGAACCTAAGGTCCAGATCCGTGGGAGAGACCGTTGATATCACGGTTAAATGTGAGTTCTGTGGTGAAGAGAACAAGGCAAGGATCGATTTCAGCAATGTGGAGGTTACCAAGCAGGGTAAAGGAAGCAACAAGGTAGAAATCACTGAGTCCATGGGGATTATGATGAAGTACCCAGGAATCGACGATGTATCTGCCATTGAGAAAGCGGACCCAGTCGGTGTCATCAAGGGTTGTATTGATTACATTTATGATGAGAAGCAGGTGTACAAAGCATCAGAAGCATCAGATTCCGAGTTAGACGATTTTGTAAACAGTCTCGGGTACAAAGAGATGGAAAAGATCAAGCAGTTTTTTGATGGGATGCCCAAGATCGTTAAGAAGGTTAAGTTTACTTGCAGCTCTTGCAAGAAGAAGAACACTATGAACATTGAAGGATTCGACAATTTTTTCGTCTGAGTTTATATCATGATAATTTAGCAAACTACTATCAAACCAACTTCGCCATGGCTAAAAGCGGGACGTGTTCAATCACTGAATTAGAAGATATGATTCCGTGGGAGAGGCAGATCTACATATCGGTTCTGACCAATCACATCAAAGAAGAAAACAGAAGGTTAGAGAGACAAAAACATGGCTGAAGATCCTAAATCAATTTCAAAAGCACTGAACGAGATGGTAGATCTCCTTAAGCAGGGGAACTCCATTGCCAAATCCTCAGAGGGAAACGCACTGCAAGAGCAGGAATCGGCGAAAGAAGAGAAAAGAGAAAGAGTCCAATTACTTGACTCTATCTCCTCGCTAACCGATGGATTTCAAAAGTCTTTCCAGTCTTTTGTAGACAAGATCGCTAAACCAGTCGGTGGTGGTTTATTCAAAGGAATTATGGGTCTATTCGGTGGTCTTCTTGCTGGTGGTACCATGGCTGCCCTTCTGGGATTCTTCGGTCCAGAAGGTAGGCTGCCATTATTCGCTGCGAAACTACTATCCCTAAGCTCTAGTTTCATGGGTGTAATTGGTAGAATTGCCCCTTTCTTGGGGCCTGGCGGTAAAATTGCCATGATTGGACTCAAATTCCTGGGTCCTCTGATGGTCCTTATAGATGGCATCGTGGGTGCCTTTAGGGGGTTCGCAGAGTCTGAAGAGTCCAACTTCGCACTCAGACTAGTCGACGCAATGAAAGGTGCTTTTTCTCAGATCGTACAAGGTCTGACATTCGGTCTAATCAGCTTCGATACCGTATCCGCATTTGTGGACCCTTTCTTTGAGAATATTAAGAACTTCTTCGGAAACGTGTTCGCGATTGTTGCCGATCCCGAACTGTCCATATTTCAGAAGATAGGTCTGATCTTCACTGAATACCTAGATTACATGAAAGAGTCTATAAAGATTCAACTCCAGTTGATCGTGTCAGCATTTAGCAGCATTTATGACGTGGTAAGTGAGTTCTTCACCATAGATGGAATCATCGCTGCAGGTGAAGCATTCTTCGGATTCTTCACCAGTGTTGGTGAATGGATGTTTGAGAATTTCAAGAGACCAGTCACGTTCTTTGCCAAGCAAATAGACACCCTGCTATCCTTTATCAAGGAGCAATTCTACTCCCTGGTGTCGGCAGTTCTGGGTATTATACCCAACGTTTTGAAGCCTGCTAGCGTCGCCCAGTTAGAGAAGGATTTTGCAGAGGCAGCGTCTCAAGAAGTGCAGAATAGGGCATCCACCCAGGCGGCATATGATCAGCTATTAGCACAACAAGATGAAGAGGCTTTCCAGCAAAAGGTAGATGCCCAAGAGAAGCGAATTGCCAGACTCAAGAAGAATGGTGATCAACGCACTGCCGATAGTGAGATTGCTAACTTCGATAAGAGGTTTGGTAGTGGAGAAGATTCTGCTAGGGCAAGGAGAATATTAGAGGGTAGAAATCCCGATCTTTTCAAAGAGATCAATACCAACCAAGAATTGCAGTCGTCGCCATCGGCATCGTCTAACAACACCAACGTGGTAGCACCAGTGACGAATATTAAGAACACCACAGTAGCATCACCTGGTATCAGACCCAGACTGACAGTCGGTGGCGAAATTCCATCAAGTGGTCTAATTTTTGCACCTTAATATAAAGAAGCGGGGTGACCGATTAAAGTCACCCCGCCAAGATCGGTCGGTCTAAAAACGACTACAATATCAAGATTCGTCCGCTAGCTTCTGAAAGTAAGATAGCGCGTCATCTTCGCCGCTTTCGGATCCTCCCGTCTTTTCCTCCTCCACCTTGGTCTTAGGAGCAGCGAACTGCTCCTTTCTGACTTGGGCAACGGTGTTGTCGAGATCCGCTGCAGACTCGGCAATGTCACCACCTCTGGCACCACCACCCAGAACGATCTCAAGTCGCTTCTTAAGCTCCTCGTAAGACTTGAACTGGTCTGGGGCAATGAACTCCTGCAGCTTGTACTGCTGACCCCAGATCTTCTCGAGAACTTCATCATCCTCATTAAGAGCAGTGGGACTAGCAAACTCACTCTTGTCGTAGTTGGTGAAACCAGCGACCTTTCGGATCTTCAACTTGAAGTTAGCACCCTTCCAGAAATCGAACGGGTTTACCGCTTCCTCGTCTGAGAACTCGGGCTGGAGAGACTCCATCACCTTGTCGAAGATCTTCTTGCCGAACTTGTAGAGGAAGACCTTGCCTTCGTTCGACGGGTTCTTGGGGTCCTCAACCACCATAATGTTCGAGATGTATTGGAGGCGTCGCTTACGACTTCGGGCGATGTCCTTGTCCGACTCGTCCCCGCTGTTCCAAAGCTCGCTGTTCGCCTCGCACAGAGGACACTTCAAACCGATGGTGGTGGGACAGTTCTCGATAAACCATCCCCCACGACCCTTGAAACCGTGATTGAAGATCCGAACCCAAGGGGTGTCTTCACCCTCTACTGGTGGAAGGAATCGAATCACGGCATACCCGTTGTCAGACTTGTCGACTTCAGGCTTCCAGAAACGATCGTCCTTGTAATTGGTCTTCTCGTTCTTCTGGATCTTGTTCAGTTCGTCCATGATGGAATCCATCTTGCCCGCACTCTTCTTCATCTTGCTAAAACTCATGCTGTCTCCTTTGTATTGTATGTGACAGATTTTAGTGTGTGTGATCTTGTTTATTATATCAGGTAGGCTGGTTACAGTCAAGAGAACGGCAGTTCCGCCTCGGCTGGCAGGAGGTTGATATCCTGGCCTTCTCTCTTGATCTTCTCTTTGATGGGGGTGCTAATCAGCCTGGCACCCATGAAAGGTTCGATCTTGGCCTCGTCGCAGACATGTAAGACGGCGTCGATATAACTTTCATATACTCCAGTCTTCACTAGGTCTTCTACCTTTAGGCAAAAGGCTTTTTCATCTTCTATCATTTATGGCTCCGTTTTGTATAAATAAGATGTACGTCCTTGCATGATTTATTTATGCCCGAAGGAAACAGTCTGTCAACCATATGAGGGATAGAAATGGCACAAGACAACCAAACTGACCATATTCAGATTACATCCTCCGACCCAAGTGGAGCCACTATCGGAACGGATATTGTAAACTCTGTACATTTCCAAGAGATCAAGATCAATACTGGAGAAGATGGCGTAGACTCCACGATGAGTGACGCCTCTCCAGTGATCACAAGACCCTCCGATACGTATGATATTTACTACCCAGTAGCGGGAAGTACCAACGGAGTAGATCCAGTCATCGTCTCGGTGTCTGGTGGTATTACTTTCAACTTCTCGATCACTGGCGGTACCCTAGATACCCTCGTGAATGGTGTTTCGGCGGATATTAGATCAATCGCTGCTGGCATCACTCAAGCGGTTACGACAATCGGTCAGACCAACAAGGTGGCGGTAACGGGCGATGTGAAGCTGCTAGCAAGCACTAATAATATCGGCGATGTGGATGTACTTACAGTCTCTATCCCCGCTGGTACTGGTATTACGGTGGGTGCCATAGTTGCCACTGCTGCAGCCGCCACTACCTTCCCAGCACTACAAGTGGAAACTGGGTTTAGGGTGACTAATTATGGTCCCAATACGGCGGTATTGGGACCAACTATGGCAAATAATGCTGCACTAATCGCTAATGGATATAAACTCCAACAGTTCGATTCTTTATTCATTGAGGCAACTGGTCCAGAGAGCCTTTTCACGATCTGTGCTTCTGGAGAGACTGCTGATTTAAGAGTTATTGGAAGCTAATATGGCAAGAGCACGCCACAGGTTAACCGCCCTTAGACAAGCGGTGATCAACGAACCTAAAACGCCCCCCACCACTAAGGAATATACGGTAGATGCCCGTATAGATCACGATACCTATACCCATCATGTGGGTGGAATAGATGCCAACAGTGGTAGGGGTTTTGACGTAGGTCTAGGTGGAGCAACTGGTCATACTGGGTCTACATCTGCCTCCTACTACATGGCTTCTGGGATTCAAAAGACGGGTACGGGTCCCAACTTCACCACTTGGCAGCCCCCATACCAAAGAGAAATGTTAGAAATAGGCGCGTGGTTGCCCAATGACTTCGTCACTTTGGATGGCGGTAATACTCCTAAGTGGAAGTATGAGTTCAACGGTAGAGACTACAGTAACTCTACTACGGGGGGCATGACCTATGACGGTTCTCTGGGTGGAAGAGCACAAAGAGCATACTTCTTAATCGATCTCAACCTGGCCTCTAATCGACAGATCGGGAGCGGTACGGCCCCGATACCAGCATCAGGTGATACTGTATCTTCAGCACAATTGTGCCTTACCCTGAATGCTATCATGTTCCACGATAGTAATAATTTCAGTGATGTGTTATTCCCCAACTTCAGTAGTACATACAATGTTGATTCCAATAATATCATTGCAGGGTCTTCTTTTGACGATGGTGGTACTTATTGTGCCTATAAGGTGGTTAGAGGGTTCACATCTACTGGTGAATTAGGAGATTTGAACTGGTTGGGTTGGTCTGGAGGAATAGCATCCTCCAACGCGGAATCAGATTACTGGATAGTAGCGGGTGGTAGTAGTTATTCTGCCGCTGGTAATACTGGGGACATTTCAGACCTGGGGGTATCTTCCTGTTATCGTTTTGGAGATGGAGATTTCGGGGGAAGTGTTCCCAGAGGATTTCCTCCAATCACTAGTGACGTAGGTAAGATCTTTGGGGACCCGAATATGGAGGTCATTGCCAGAGAAGAACTTGATGTCCAGACTCCTGGCGATCTAGAAGAAGACGAATCCGATCCCCCAATTGATGATCCAGATGATCCAGGTGACGGTGGAGATCCTACCGAAGACGATAGTAGAGAGATTTGTTTTGATGTTACCCATATCATCCAAGATGCCATAGATAACGAGAGCAACATTGTTAGGATTGCAATCTATAGAGACGATGACGGTGGTTATGAAGCAGTCCCCACAGCGGATACCACATACCAACCGTCCGACCCCACCTATACTCCCCCAGGGGGTGCCGCTGGAGACGTTGCTAGTCTAACCAATGTTTATGATCAGTCTCAGGACGATACAAGTACACCATCTGACAATGGCCGAGTACTGTTCCATGACCAATTTAGGCATGCCATACGGGTGCACAGTTCTAACTCGACCACTGCTAATTTCAGACCCAAGCTGACCTATACGTTCACTGACAGGACCTGAGATAATTGTCGATTTTGTTTTTTAGGGGAACCACATAATTACGGGGGTCTTCCAAGTATTCTTGGATATCTCCATACCCTGTGGTTATGAGAATGGCAATCTGAGAGATCTTTTCACCCGTCAACTGATGCCACATGATTGCATAGGCAGTGGTCTGACAGAAATAATCCTCGACTTGATCTTTACTCTTTAACCTTTTACTGGTTTTAAAGTCGATGATCGATGGGACTCCATTATAACAACCCACGCAATCCACCCGCCCAGCTAGACCAAGAAGATGACTGTATAATGGGACTTCTTGTGCTCGGATATCAGTGATATTGTGTAACAGACTTTTCAGATTGGTGAACTGCTCGTAGGCTCTGAAGTTATCCCTTTCTACCTCTTTGTTATTAAGGTAGTCCTCTACCATCTCATGCACTTTGGTACCATTGGCAAGGATCCGCTTGCTCTCTTCTGCGTTCTTCTCTCTCCACTCCTTGAAGAACTCTCTCTTTTCCCACCCAACCACCGTAGTGACACTGGGATAATCTTTCCCATCAGGGGTACTATAGAACCGAGATCCGTCCTTTTGGGTGACGGATCTCAGTTCCTCTAAACCAGATACTGGGGTGTGGATAAAGTTCATAATGTTCTTTGCAGTATGAAATTACCATCTTCTTGGTCATACCACTTCAGATTATACTTCACCTCATGCTTATCCATAGACTCTTTCAAGATACCGATGGTGGTGATATTTCCTTCTAGATCGGATCTGGACTGCTTGATCCTTTCCATCTGATATTCATCGACAGACCCGTTACGACCAGTGATCCGACTGATCTGCTCCTTCTCATCAATGTACAAAAAATGCACATTGACTTCTACACTCATCTTATGGGAGAAATCCGTAAGATATCGATGGGCCACCATTAGCTGCTTGCTATTCCTTGGCATTCCATCGGTCACTAAAGGGACATCATAGTCTCTAGCGACTTTGCAGCAGTGCTTGAACATGGAATAGACTAGCGGATTTGCAAAAGACCAGACATTTTTCTCTGATTGCTTGTTCTTCATGCAACTGAAAGTACCCCTAAGGATCTCCCCCACATTAAAAAGTATGTTCTCCTCTTTAGGGAACATAGCAGAGATGAAAGTCGACTTGCCACTGCCAGCTTGTCCGAGCACGTAGTGTAAAATCATGAAGCGAAAAGTTCCTTCTGTCCACTGAGAATCTGATCAGAAGAGGTCTCCACCATGTCCTCAAGATCAGCACCCGTACCGAGAAGGCGAAGATCACAACCTTGCTCCTTGAGGAGTCCCGCAACCTTGGAAATGAACCCGCTTCTCTCTTCATGATCCTGATAATAATTCACGAAGTTCAAGAATGCGTAGTCTGGTCGGACGTATCGACAGAACTTGCGGGTCTGGGCTGGGGAGAAGGTGAAGACTCGGCGAACCCGCTGGGTAACAGTGGTCTTCTCTTCAACTGGATAACCGCACTTCTCGGAAATATAACCCCAATCAAGCTCCTGCTGATCGTCGTAGTACGGTCCACTGGTGTTATCAGTACTTCCGACTCTGATGGGGTAGGTCCTGAGCGAGGCAATGATGCTTCCAACATCCTTAACCGAGCAACCAGCATTATCCATCATTCTACCGATCAGACAGTCTCGCGAGGTCACGTGCGGGTAGGCATGACCGCAGTTAAGAGAGAGATCGAAACCTTGACTTCCCTCACTGAGAACAGACTTGCCCTGCTCAAGGCTCTTCTGCAGCATCTGATGGGTGTCTGCAACATGAGTCTCAAGGAACTTGCTGTCGCGAGCAAGATTCGCCTCTCCCTTTCGCCACATCTTCTTGGTGGTAGCGGAGCAAGAACCCTGACCAGTAGATGCCATTTCACTGACGATCTGCTGCTCATTCACCTTGTCTCCACCAGTCACAATACATGCTAGAGGATGAATGTAAACGTTAGGGTAATGCCCCAACTCGTTCTTGATCATCTCCATTTCGTACTGGAACTGTTCTTCACCGAGAACCGCCTGGGGACCGATCAAACTGGTCATCCCATCGAACAAGCAACTGGTGGGAAGAGCCTTAAGAATGAAATCCTTACCGTCCTTGGTGAACGTGTGTCCAGCATTGGGCATGTTGTCACTGATACCAATATCAATGTCGCCCTTTGAATAAAGGTAGCCTGCAAGCTTACCCTTACCCGTGCTGCCCCACTGTCCGTCAATCAAAAAATTCACCTTGCCTTTTTGGATCATGTGTCCTCCATAGTAAAAAAGGTCTGCACTTATATATTAGTCTGCACCTTCGGCGTCAAGATTTGCCTTGTGATTAACCATTCTGGCATCATCCGTAGCCCTGGTCGTTTCCTTAATTTCCTTCATCTTCTTTTCCCTAGCAGACTTCTCTGGGTCATAAGACTCCTTCTTCTCGATTGGAATCCCTCTCCAATCAGTCTCACCTTCGTCTCCGCCTAACCCGAACGTGTCGGACGAGTTGTTCGTAATCTTCTTGGTCATGTCGTTCCTTTTTGTTAACTAAGGTATTTGTCTCTCATTTTCCTAGCGGCTTCTGGATGTCCGTATTTTACTTCTGGTGCATTAACCATTTTCTGCACTGCATCCTGCCAACCACCCCCTCGATGGGGTTCATCAATCTTATAATTAGAATCCATTTTCATCGCTGGAGCCTGACCATAATGTCTGTAAACCGACCCCTTTTTGGCCTTGCACTTGGGACAAGGACGTTTTTCTGGTTTTTCACAGTCTTTCATCTTCAACCATTCATCCCAGACCTCTTCACATTCTTTGCATTTAAAACTATACTTGATCATCTTTTTTCACCTCTAATTTTTCTATCTTTACGACGAAGCTCATTGGGATTTTCTCGAGGGTGCTGCATTCCTTATCCCCCAACGTGCTTATCAGGGATATATGGTCACTGCCCTCGTACAAAACATGCCCCACCGAAACCATGGTGGGGCAATCCTCTTTCGCTCTTTTCTTCATGCCCGATAAAGAATTCCAACCCACATCACCTATCTCTTCAGCATCGAGCCACGTGACCTTTGCAATCTCATGATTAATGGACTTTTTCTTTACCATGCAGTATTTATCTCGCTCTGGACCATTCCCTGCTCAACCTACGAACGTTTTCCTTACCTTCGGCGATGAACAACTCGGAATCGCACTTATGACTGTAAATGACTCTAGCAACAATGGGGGAGGAGTGCTTGTCGGTGCAGTTGACACAGTATTGGGCGTCTGGTACTGCTTCAAGACGAGCAACGGGGATTTGAATTCCACAAGATTCGCAAATCATTGGTTTTCTCTAGGGTAGGGGCCGAGGTCGGCCCCAATCCTGATACCTTCCTGATAAAGTGACTAAGTAACTCGGGTTACGTTTCAAACGTTTCATGTAAAGCCTGCGTCTTTTCGAAAGCAGGAATCTTTTCAACATCTTCGGTATCTCTTCTTTGTTGAGAGGAAATACCGTATGTATTTTTACTTCTTCATTCGAGACTGGTAATCTTTCGGACTTTCCCACATCCGAACATTACCCATCAGATCTCTCTTACATTTCCAGATCAGACCAAACATTGCGAAGAAGGAGAGTGACATCCCGTATCCAACTGGAATGATTTCCGATACCATCAGCACCCCAAGAAAGATGTTCGTGGTGGTCATGATCAAGAGCATCGTCATGGCATACTGCTGTTCAAACATTTTGCTCTCTATCACTAAGACTGGAATCTCGGTGCATCTCCTGGATTGCCATCCTGTGCACCTCTTTCTGGATCATCAGTTCAACAGACGTACCCTGTCTGATTGCCCTCTCCTGAAGGGCAAGAAACTGCTTGTCACTGAGATTAATATTCGGATTCAAATGCATTCTTATCAATTTTCCTTCTTAATGAAATCGGGACCCCACAGGTATTCAGTCATGACTGGGTGACCAAATGTCCATGGAGTAGAAACCTTACCTTCCTTACCACAAATGCCACAAACGCCGTGGGAGTGGTGGGACTCAACTGCTGCTTCGAATCTAGGACCAGAAGGTCTGACCTTGTGAGAGGCCCATTCTGTGCCAGTGAATCTGGCACCAAACCAACCGCAGTCCATGCAAAGCTCTTCTACGGGATATCCGACCCCGTAATCGCTTGCTTCTGCCAAGATGGCACGGCGGCCGTTGGGGAGATATCCTTTCATGGACTTACCCTCCTAACTGAATTGTCTTCGCGAGAAAGCATCCACATAACACCCTGCTCGTCTTCCCATACCCAGAATACTGGTTGGGTCGGGTCATTGATGCGGACCAACCACAGTTCGCTGGTCGCCTGCTGGATCTGCCTGCTGTCTTCGAGTTCCTTCTTGGTATCATCCCATCGGAAGAAAAACGTCATAGAAATCAGGAGAAAGATCAAAGACATCACCACCAATAGTTCTACTGTGCTGAATGCCTTCATTTGTGCCAGATCCTGTATTCTTCGTTTGCCGAGTTCGCTTCATCCTTAGCATACCACTCGCTATAAATGATCAATGCTTCGCTGCTGTGTGGGTAATCGGTGGTCGCTTCTCTTTCGACGATTGCCTGACCGTTTTCAGAGATCCAAGCATCAAATTCGTCGGTCCATCTTGCTCGGTCGCCCTTTTCTATAATGCGACCAGTGACAAAACAAACATCGGTTTCATCCAGGATTCGGTCTTCTTCATTCATGAACGTTATCCTTCAGGTACTTTTTGGTCCACTTGTACTGCTTTCTTTCTGCCTCATCTTCGCCATCACCGTCCCACTCCCCAGTGACCCACTGGTTCATGTGGATGAGTTCATGCATCAGAGTCGCCATGAAATCCTTGTGGGATTGGTCTCGGGCAACGGTGATATAATATGTATCGGGGTCGTCGCCTTCTTCACAAGATCCCCAACATCCGAGATTTTCGCACGTGTCGATATCTAGTATAATCGTCTTGACCTTCTGATCAGTGTCGATTCTCTGGGTGGTGTAGCACCAACGTACGATATCAGTCGCCAGATAGCGATGGAAAAGGCTGTATGCCTTCTTAAATACGGTTGTGGGAATGTTCTCGATCACGATGTCCATTGTATCAGAGCGGCTCTCAGGAGTCAAACCACTTACCTCGTTTGATGCATCGGGTGCACTGGATGGTCTCACCCCGCTTGTGCATCTTTCGTTGCTTGGTGATGCCCTTGCCATAGGCCGTCTCAGGAATCCCTCGGTGGGAACGGATCGCCGAACCTTCTCGTTCGGCCTCGAGATCGAACTGGTCAATAACTCGCTTCGCCATAATACCCTTTCTTGTGCTTGCCCAATCCAAGCAAGGTGACTACCAGGAATTGAAATCCCGACCAACCGCCGATAACCATCGCGAAGGCCCCGTGACCCATCCAGGAGGCCAGGCTCAGTGCACCAATGGTCAACCAGTATGAGGCAACAGTGACAAGGAAAGTCAGAACGATAATGAGCAGTGGTTTCATATTCACCATCCTTCGTTTGAGTCGTGGCGGGACACAGCGTCCCAAGTCGGTTCGGGGGCGTCGTACTGGATCTCGTAGTCGTCGGATCCACACTCACGTTCCACACATCCGTCGAGGTAGTCGCCGAGTTCTTCCTTCGTGGTGATCCCGTACTCAGCCCAGTGCTTGAGGTCTTGGGTCAACATGAACCCGCCGTTCGCCTTGGCGTTGAGATCGATGATGTAGTCCAGAAGTTCCCGTGCTTCGGGCGTGAAAAATGCCATGTCAGTTGTCCTTGTCAGGTGGTGAAGTTATCGACGATACGCGGCGTATCGTAGAGGGTAGTGGTGCCGATCGGTTCACAAGAATCGATCTTGACTCCACGATCGTACTCGCCAGTCTGGAGACTGTCTCGCACCAATTCGGTGGCAGAGAATGCGCCATCAGCGGCGACGATGAAGAGGGATCCGTATTCGCAACCACGATAGTCAGCACGGATCGAGAAGAGGGTAAGTGTATCGTTCATGATCATCGCCCCACAGTCGCGTAGGGATCATCGGATTCGGACATCCGATCTTGGATTCCCTTGGCAGCGGAGTGGATGTCCTTGCCGATGCCAGCCATGGTGTTGCACCCACCGATGGCAACACAAAAGAGGACGAAGATGAAGATGGCGAGGTAAAAAAGCGATCGGTTCATTTGCTTGTCGATGTCGGACATGGTGTCTTCCCTTTTCGAGGAGGAGGAGGATGAGAGAGGTGATTCTTTTTCGTAGCAATCCCAACACTTGGGATCAACTCCGCAATAGCGGTTACCGCATTCTGGACATTTATCGCTCATTTTTGATCCTGATGCTCCTGATGTATGCGTCGGTGTGATCATCCATCAGGGCGTTGAGTTGGTTGGTGTTGAGGTTCTCGAAGGCCCACTCAGTGGACTGGATGATACCTTCCTCTTCAAGAAAAATCATGAAATCACTCATGGTCAGTTGACCTCCTTAAGAGTGTAGATCCGACCAGCAAGCAGCTTGCCAGTTGATCCGCAGATCAGGTCCTTCTCGTACTTGACGAGGTTGGAGTACGTTCGGTAGACGAGGCCCATGACGGATTCCCAGTATCCTTCGCCGAAGGTGTCCTCGCTCAGCTCCTTGGCGGTGCCGATCTCGATGATGTCGCCATCGATCGAGATATCGAGAGAGATCTTGCCGTTATCCATTTCAAGGAACCCGACAGAGATGGTCTCGGTCGGAGTATGGTCTCCGAAGGGGATTTCGAGGATGGTGAGGTCGATAAGGTCATTTTGATGCATGTTGGTTTCCATACACCCATTATACCAGACCGAAGGGCTCGTGTCAAGCTGGTCATTCTATACCCCAGCTAGAGTATCAGGAGTGGGGGTGGATTCCTGTGGATGAGCTGTGGATGGCTTGTGGGTCGTTAGGGTCCCGTTAGGGTATGGGGGGTCCATTGAGATTGAGTCTCAATCGCAAGAGCTACTCTTGAATAAATAGGGCAACGGAGACACAGAATGCAAGATATACCACCAGAAGAAGAATGGACCCTGAGAGATCGCATGACGTACGGCCGAGACGGCGACCAAGATTCATCAAGTGACGAAGTCTTCGATCCTAATGATGATGATGAGTTCGAAGACTTCAAACCAGAACCCGAACCAGATCTCCCTTGGTGGGCTCCTCTCCGACATTTAATCCCCTACATCCCCTATTTGCCAATTACCCCGCTTGGTATGAACTTGGAATCAAACACGGACATCAATGATTTGGATCTCAACTTCCTGCTCACCGAATCATCATGGATTCCAGGCTGGCACGATCACGAGACACCCGTTCCCCAGTACTCCCCCATTAGGGGTCGAGGCATTTTAGACGGACCAGGACCTTTAGGACCAAAAAATGACCCAGGATATAACGATATTGAACCATTTGACTGGGAGTTCACTCCTAAGTATCTAGATGCTTATCATCTGCCCTTGTTGAAGTATTATGCTGACGAATATATGAAAAAGTTTTTGGGTAAAGATCAACCTCACCGACCATTTCTTACTAGCCCCTGATCTTCTGAAAGGGATCTATGAGAGAACGACAAGTACTCGTCCTTAACTCATCCGAGGAAGTATTGCGGATAGTGGACTGGCGGGACGCAGCGCGTCTGCTGGTCACGGGAAAGGCGTTCTCTCCGTTCGTAAAAACTGAAGAATACAGCATCACCAGCACCCGAGGCGAATTCAAATTGCCAAAGGTGCTGGTGCTTTTCAAGTATGTGCATACTCCATACAAAGAGAGTACACCCACCAAGAGAAATGTCATGATAAGGGACAAGTGGACCTGCCAATATTGCGGCAAATCCACCAAGGACAAAACCAAGCTGACTATTGACCACGTTGTCCCAAGGTCCAGAGGTGGCGATTCCACATGGACCAATCTTGTTGCCGCTTGCGAAAGGTGCAATGGGGTCAAAAGCAACAAGACTCCGAAAGAGGCAAAAATGCCCCTAAAAAATAAACCACATAAACCCACCATGCTTGAGATGCACATCGGGAGAGCGGGAACTCAGATCCTCGATGCATGGGATTCGTGGTTAAATATCGAAAAATGAAGGTTTTATTAAGGATAAGAGGAGAACACCCACAAACTCTCTCTGTCCTACCGCTGTTTAACGTCTGTCGGGAGACACATAATAAATCTCACACATTCAATGCTCACATAGCACTGCCCTCCGAAGGAAAGCGGGTGATCGGGGTCGAACCGACAACATTCAGCTTGGAAGGCTAACGCTCTGCCAATTGAGCTACACCCGCTTGATAAAAAAATCTGGACTCAGGTGGGGGCGAGAATCTCTCGCTTTTTAAAGGTATGTTCCTCCCACCGTCGTCCAGACGATAAATCTTGCTCCGAGGGGATTTGCTGATTACCCCTAACGTTCGTCGCTACAATCAGGCGAGTGACTACTTGTACCGTCCCACCCTATCTCAGTCACTTGACCGTTGACGCGGGTGACCACGTGCTTTATTTCCCATAGCTAAAAATTATTCTGCCACGGAGCTGATGGCGGCGGATCAGGCCGCCATCATTGTTTTCTATTCACTTGTCAAAGAACCAAAAGGATTGGAGGGCTTTCGCCCTCCTCACCCGAAAGGGGGGTTGTCACCTGACTTTATCAGGCACTGGTGGTCGGATCGTTCGGACCGCCGATGGTGTATCGGTTGCCTTCACGATCGTACCCGAAGGTACGGTTACCAGGGTGGGTGTCCCGCATGAAGTAGCGGACCTTACCACGTGGGGTTCGCATCCGATCGACCTTCCAATTTCCGAAGGCCTCCACCTGAGGAGCGATGTCGCGAATGGTGTTCGCGAGGTTCGCGATCCCGAAACGACTCTTTGCCTCAGCAATGGTCAGACCCTTGTCGGGGTAGCTGGTGAGGAAGTTCATGACCTGACGACGCTTAGAAACGGGGCTCAGTGGCATTCCGTTCTCCTGTACTCCGATGTTCACTAAATTCTGCTTGTGGGACCCATCGGAAGATCTCACTCGCACTGTTGAAAACGTATTATATCAGAGAGGCTTGTTGCAGTCAACCCTTTTGCATCCTGCCCATGGGCACGGACGATTGCTCAGAAGGAGCAGGGTAGGAACCCACAGGCCGATGAACGTGCCGAGAGTCTCTGAATGCATGTTGTAGACAATGATACTACCGATGATGCTCATTAGAGCAGCAAAATAAAGAATCTTCTGGACCATCTTGATTATCTCCTTATCAATCATTACGAAACACTATTTTATACGGGAGGCTTTCCCGTGTCAACCATTACAAAATGAGGGCGGCTGGGATCGAACCAGCGACCAGCGGATTAAAAGTCCGATGCTCTACCTCTGAGCTACGCCCCCTTGTCGAACTTATCATCAATGTCCATTGGCAACATGTCTCTCAACCGTTTCATCAACTTGGCCATTTCCAAGTAATCGATCTTGTTGAGTAGGTACTTTTCATACCCTTTAACTGCCGCCTCGGACACTTCGATAAGATCTGCTAACCACTCGGTCTTATTCTTAGGCTTTTTCCATCCTTCTTTCGGCATATGTCACCTCCCTAAAGTATTTAGGGATCGGCGATCAACCGAGAAGAAATTCCTTGATCTCACTGGAGTGCACGAACGAAGTGCAACTGACTCCCTCGAACTGGACCTGGACCATTGGGTCGTGGTCATGATCTTCAATCAAAATCTCTGAACTTTGCACGATTGTGCACTTCCTCTTGGTCGGTTCGTGGTACATTGTTGAACCTGCTGAAAAATTGGTCATCGAGTGACTCCCGTAAGTTGTTCTAGTCGCTTGATTCGTGAAATCGGAATCTGAATCCACCTTCCACCTCGCCATTCGTCGCCGTTAACATCCCATACGACGAGGATCCTGCTCTCATGTTCGAAGTCGACCCAGTCATAGACCTTGTCATCCTCGATGTGGTGGGACTTAAGGGTTACAAAGACTGTAACGTCATTCCCGCCAGAATCCGTGTGGATGATTTCACAGATTCCCTTCTTAAGGCACGAAAGGATGGATGATCTGGTCATTGAATCAGGCTCTACTACGATGGTGTTGTCATTAAACATTATGTTCTGACCCCCTTGTGAGGACTTTGTATGTATTACAGGCCGAGTTACCTGTCAACAATCAGCTTTGAAAGTATTGGCAGTACTCGCACATGGCACCGCAGCTGTTCTCGTAATCTTCACATTCACCAATGGTCCGACCACCGCATGTCTTGTAATCCATGGCACTATATTGGGTCTTGGCCTCACGAACGATTGCCTTCTCAAATTCTGGAGGACAGTTGATCAAGCAATCAGTACTGGACTCCAACGTATCTTCATTTACTTGATACTTTTCCAGAAGATTGGAAGAAAAGAACCGTTCTCGGACGTCTGGGTTGTCAAAAGAGAGGACTACTGGCACTACCAATCCCTCCCTTGTGCTCGACCCGTGTTCATGATGATAACATTCCACTTGTTACCCTTACACATTTCTCTGACTTGAGATTGCTTCACCCAGTCGCCGATCGTTAATTCAAGCGAATTTCGAATTTCGACAATTTGGAAGGGAGCTGGATCTTCCTTCTTGGTGTCAATCACCTTCTTATTCACAATCTTCCTGGAAGGACTGGTCTTGTGGTGGTCGTAGAGAAAGACGATGGTACGTTGCATGGGGTCTGTCATGATTGGTTTCCTGAGTAGATATCGATGACTTCTTTGAGCATTTCAACTATGAAATGGTATTCTTCTACCGTGATCAATTCGGGTTGGTACCCTAGAACGATGTCTGACATCTGGATAAATGTATCTGCCGCTGCCAGCCTGGATTCTGGATCAACATTGTCCCCCACTATGAGAGGGGCGATACCAGTGAGATGACGGATGTCATCAGATATCCTCGTAGAACGGATCACCAAGAGATTTCCTCACAGTCGACTTCCGCGTTGATTTCTGCTTCGAGACGGTCTCGAAGCTTGTCGTTTGCCCACTTTGCTTGCCCATTCTCTTCGATGGTAGGCTTTTCTGCCTCATTGACGACATCGACATCACCCAAGGGGTCATCCGTTCTCTGCTGACTGGCGGTGTACTTCTCGCTCACTTCAGGAAGGTGGAACACACCGACACCAGCTCGACGGGTGTGTTCATGGGTGATCCAATTCGGAATCCACTTCTTGCCCTTCATGCTCATGCTGATCTGCCTAAGTTCAGCACGGCAAAAAGTGTCCTTGCTGAGGTTGATCCCCAGTGCAACACCGTGTTCGATGATGCCATCCACATAGGCCTTACGCTGCTTGGTGAGATTGTTGTATTCGAAATCGTTCATCAGATCAACTGTCCTTGTTCTTCAAGATCGGCAAGAGTCTGCTTGCCATGTTCGCTCAAACTACCGTCTTCTTCGAAGAGGTCGTCACCCATTGTATCACAGAGGCTGCTTTCTGTCAAGTACCTTGCCTCGTGGCTAAGATCAACAGCCACAACTTCATCATTCTGCATTTTCAATGCCACCTTCATTATCCCAATCAACTCGATTCATGGCGTTCCATTCCTTTTCTTCTTCAAGCCATGACCGCAAGTCATCAGCTAGAATATCGCGATCTTCTTCTGGGATGCCGTCAATGTCTCCAGCATCCTCCCACTCGGTCATTTTCCCATTGAGATACTGACCGCAGAATCCCATACCTGGTTCTACCCACCATGCTTCTACCTCGAACTTCTGAGAGAGATCTTCGATGACTGGGATGGGCGGTGCCCATGCAGAATTCGCGTCGATGAAAAGGGCACCAGTACCGTCCTCATTCTTGACGACATCAAAACAATCGTCCTCGATCTGGAGGTCCCACTTGGTTCCCCAAGAATCAACCGCCTTTCCATAATCCCACTCACCGAGAGGAATCACTGCTTCACAGAATCCGCGATCCTTCATGGCATACATCAGGTCGGTGATTTCTTGTAGATCACCACTGATCTCGATTGTGTTTTGGCACCAATTAGGCATCGTCAAAGACTCCCTTGCAGAGGTAGTAAATTCCTGAAATACAGGCGATTATGATCAAGTATGCTCCGTAAGAATCAATCATTCGCTGATCCAATCCACCTGCCAGCTCTTCTCCCGAATCTGATTTTCCAAGGCATTGTAGGTGGTGATGTCCATCTTCCACTTCTTGACATCTGCCATCCACTTGACAGCCCCCATGTGCTTGATGTCGTCCTTCTCATCAAAGGGAACCTTGATGGCGACATGAGTGGCACTTTCCTTGGCGACCTTCTCCGCCTCATCGCGGGTCTCCTTGTCGAAGTCGGCATCGAGCTTACCATACATCGTCAGGAAGGATTCCTTGGTGGCATCGTCGAATCGGGTGATCGCCATTTCGATCGCCTTCTTCTGATCCTTGAAGATCGAGTATGCGGTCACGATGTTCGTGAGACGACGAGTCGTGATGATCTCGTCCACGGCGTCCTGGTAGTAGCACTGTCGGATCATGTCCGCCCAGCTGACCAGAGTCTTTGCGAAAGCATTATCAGAGACTCCAAGACTGTCCATCATCTTCTTGACGATCCGAGTCTCGACATTCTTCGGAGCGTATGCCTGCTCCAGAGTGACCGAGAATCGGTCAAGGAATGCCTCATTCAGCACGTTCGTACCCACAAACCGACCGTCATCTGATCCCTTGCCCTTGGTGTTGGCAGTGGCGAAGATCTGGAATCCATCAGCAGGAGCGACCCACTGCCCGATCTTCTTCAAGAAGACACCCTTGCCCTCCAGCACAGGCTGGAGACACATGATATTATGCGATGCGAGATCCACCTCGTCCAGAAGCAAGATACCACCCTGCTTCATGGCACGGACCACTGGACCATCACACCAGACGGTCTCGCCGTTGATGAGACGGAATCCACCGAGGAGATCGTCCTCGTCGGTCTGCTTGGTGATGTTCACTCGGAACATTTCTCGCTTGAGCTTCGCACATACCTGCTCGATCATGGTGGTCTTGCCATTGCCCGACAGACCAGTCACGAACATGGGATAGAACATGCGGCTCTTCATGATCGTCACGACATCCTCGAAGTGACCCCATGGGACGTAGGTATCGATCTTGCTCGGAACCAAGGAGTCAGACTCGCCACCAGTCATGCCACGAATCTCGCTCGTCGCAGGAGAGACCTTGGGGGTCTCGACAATGGTCTTGACCATTGCCTTCTTTGGGAGACCCGTGGTCTCATGCACGACGGTCGTCGCAGACGAACCCAGTTCGTGGATGATGTATTCACCGACGTTTTCGGTCCGACGAGTCTGATCCTGAGAGATCCAAGCGGGAGGACAGGCATAGATGCCAGTCGAGAGGCAAAGAGCCTTGATCTCGGTTCGGGTGACAGGAGAGGTCATGCCAGCATCACGCATCGCTTCAATGAAGGACTCGCGGGCTGCAATCGATTGGGCTGTTGCCATTCTCAATGCTCCAGAGAGGAGGTATTCGTGGTCGGGACCAATCCCGAATCCTGAACACCCATTATACCAGACCGAAGGGCTCGTGTCAAGCTGATGGTTGACACAAGAGAAAACCCCCTTCTGAATATTAGGAAGGGGGTTTGGTCTGTGGATGAGCTGTGGATGAAGGCTGTTAGGGTCCTGTTAGGGTCCGAGAACCATATTGAGATTGAGTCTCAATCTCAACCAGATCCGCCTCCGAGAATATACCAGAGGAGCAGCCCAAGGGCAGTACCACCAGCAATTATGTTATCAATTGTATCGCTAGGAGTCAGACTTCCGTCAGGACCATCTGCTGGAGCACCATCTTGGGGTTTAAGTGGCACCAAACGCTCTCCATGGTGGGGGCCTGGATAGTGTACATCTTTTTCTTCAGTCAAGAAGTTCAGGTCTAAATCATCAATATTCATCTTCTTTCCCTTATGATTTCATTTATTTGGGTCATAGCCTGGGACACTCAACATTCCCTGACTAGTACCTGATAGAAATTTCAACAGTCCTACAAGTGCGACCCAAGGGAGGCCTGAGGGTGTCACTGGCACACCCTCGCTATCTTCTCCTGGTTGCAGGTGCCAAGGGGTGCTCATGATGGGGACTAAGGCTCCATTGGCATCGACGATCTGACCTTTAACGTTGACACTCCAAGGTTTTGGATTATTTCCAGGGATGTTGTCGATGACGTCGGGCGCCGTATCTTCTCTATAGGGATCTATCGGTTCATATGGTCTTAGACCAATCCCACCACCCGTACTACGACCAAAAATTTCTACACCAAATTTGGGGTCATTAGGATCGAAATCGTCCGCCTCAGTTAAAAAACTAAGGTCTAAATTATCAATATCCATTACCGTCTCCTCTTGGCAGATTTCTTGGCGGCCTTAGATCTGACTTTGCTTGGTCGATATCCAGACTTCGCTCTCTTCTTGGAATACTTCTTTCGGGCTTTTTTACCAGCAGAAGATCGTCGGTATTTCTTGGCCTTTGCTCTTTCAGAAGAGGACATCTTCTTATATTCTTCGAGATCAAACTCGTCATCTTCATCGTCCTCATACCCCTCTAGATCTCTGAGTGCGTCCTCGTACCCATCCATATACCCGTCTTCATATTCTTCTTCGGTATCATCTTCAATATGGGCATCTTCCCTCATATTGATGTAGGTATCCATCACTGATTTTATCCACTCTGGGTCTTTGAACATGAGCTTAGCTCCTCCGTTTTCGTATTTATAACATAAATATCTCTATGAAAACAGCAGGCGTTGACTACAGTATGACCAGCCCAGGCATTTGTACCCATTGGGGTGAAAAATGGTCTTTCGAAAACTGCCGCTTTTATTATCTGACCAAGATTAAAAAGCTGGAAGGTAAGTTCTTCGGGGGTTTGGTTTCGGGCAGACTTCTTAAAGACTTCAAGTCACCCATGGAAAGATATGATTTCATATCTGATTGGGCCTTGGATAAGACGTCTTTTTACAATCATGTCATGATCGAAGGTTATGCCTATGCTGCTACTGGCAGGGTATTCGACATCGGCGAAAACACAGGCATTTACAAACATAAGCTGTGGTTGAATAATACCCCTCTAAGTGTGGTCACTCCGACCCAGATCAAGAAGTTTGCCACTGGGTCTGGTGCCGCTACCAAAGAGCACATGTATGAGTCCTGGATGCAGGAGACTGGGATGGATCTACAGCGGGAAATGACCCCAAAAAGATCCAATATCGGGAATCCCACCAGCGACATCGTCGATGCCTATTATATTTGTAAGTATTTGTTCCACGAAGGCGGACTCAAGGTAGACCCCTAACGGAACATTGCCATCGTTCGCCCTATGTCTGTCTGTTTAGGCGCGGGTTTCCCCGTCTTGATGTACGATATCAGATCTCTCTCGCTCCTGATCTCGATCTCTTCGTCGGCCTCATATCCACGCTCATAAATTTCTAAAAACTCGATGTGTTTCGCCCAGTCAAGCTTATTATAGATGATTTTAGCAGCCTTTTTCGCCGCTGGTGCACCACCTTGCTTGATTTCTAACGAGCTGACACCTGCATCGAAAACGACTCTATGCCACCCCATGCTCGCTAGCAGTCCATCGAGATTCGAGTCTCTGTCCACTTTACCACTCTTAAGATCGCCCCACATGCTCTCGGTTTCTTCGTCTCCATCTTCGAACCCGTACGTCTCTGCCCACCTTTTCTTCAGTGCCTCACCGCCGAATTTAGACAAGTTGTTGACTACTATTTCGTCATGATAGGGTCGAACACCCCTTTTCATGGGGAAAAGGGATAATTCATCTGTTTTGACGTTGACCCACCCTTTACGGCGGAATCTGACGGCCTCGGCGATAAATTGAAGGAATGTTTTCATATCATTTATTTAGGCGACTTAGCTTCTCAAAGTGGTTCTTCGCCTTAACTTCAGCTATGATTCTCTTGGTGATCGGATTAGTGAACTTACCAGCTATCCCACTAGGTCCGAATATTTCTTTACGCATATCATCCAGACTCGCGTCACTCATATGGTCTTTAATCTCTTCAATAAGCTCTACTACTTCTCTAGTTGCGTCCTGGTAGTTTTTCCCTTCCAACAAACTTCTACCCAACATACCTGCTACCAGCAAAAATCCAATAATTAATGCCACTAGTCCGACTATTGCTATTTCTTCGAGATAGTATTGGGATGCAGCAGCAAATCCGATGACTAACATGCCAACTGCCAGAACTGCACCACCCAACTTTCGGTCCACTTTGATAGTGACAAATGCACCACCAACAATCATGAAGAAGCCCACAGAAAAGGCGAGAGTGATGAAACTCCGCATATTCTGTAATGCTTGTTGTCTTACTTCCCTGTCAGATTCCGCGTAATCGGCGAGGAGATCTTCTAGACCCTCTACCTGACCTATCGCGGCAGCAGCACGGACATTTGCCGTATCCAGATCTTCTAGAGCCTCTTCTATCCTCACCTGCTCTTTGTGGGCCTCTTTGGCGGAGTCTCTTATCGATCCCGCTCTTATTTCTATTTCTTCCGTCTGAGGCGTCATTTCTTCGTCTGGGATCTCGGCGGTCCTCCATAGAATCTCTTCGGCCTCCCTGTCGATATCGTGGAGGTGAGAGTCTATGAGACTGCTTGATTGATGGATTTCGGTGGTCTGCTCTATCTGCTCTCTGACGGTGTCCACCATTTGTATTGAAGGGTGGTCTACCGAACGTGATGAAGTCGGGGTCACCGAGCAACTCATTAAGAACGACATGGTTAGCATTATACTGATTACCACACGCATCATTTACACCTCCAAATAATACCAAAGACAAAATCAGTGCTTCAACCATCATTGCGATTTTTTCTATTATGCTTTAATCTCTGGTCGTTCAATCTTCTTCTGATCATCTTCATTTCACCAGTGTCTTCATTCTGAACAATAATCGGGGTACTTGGACGTCTGAGAGAATAAGACTTGATGATCCCTAAATTGGGGGATTCACCCAGAGTCTTAGACCATCTTTCATATTTTCTTCTTCCAGTTACTTGATTAAATTCTTCTGGTGTCAACTGGAATACTTTAACACCTTTGTACTCGCTCACGATCTTCCCCTTTTGGGGAAGATGATTCATCTCGTTCATCACATCAGTTTTTTTTTCCGCTTTTTCTTGACACCCACAACACCGTCACGGTGTTGTGGGATAGCGGTGGTTGTTGTGCCAGCATCTTCTTTGTGGTAGTAATCGCCCCTAATACCTAGGTGGTCTGGGTTAACTTGGAAGTAGGTACCAGTCTTCTTAGGATCTTCTGCGGCAACGACTACCTTATATTTTCCGCTCATCCCCTCTAGATTGACGTAGTGGTAGAAAAGATCATCTCCTTCTTTATACTTCTTGGTCTCTCCGTTGGAGTTATAGGCCTGGAATCTTTGTACGACTTTCGCCTTCTTCCAACCTCTGCTCTTCGGGTTTGCCTGATCTTCCCACCACTCATTGATGGGTTGAGGAGTGCTACCAGCGAGTTCGTCTAGGGTCCAAACCGTTCTTCTCTCGACTGCTTCGCCGATCACCTTGCCACGCATGTCCTTGGCGAGCTTGCTGATTCTTCTTCTGACTTCTTTGTCCTTGGTGAAGAACTCGACATGGGCGATTCTACCGTCAGACGTAGCAATCGCAGTGTCTGAACTGTAGTTGACCTTGATTGCCTTGGTGAATGCCTGAGAGGACTTCTTGTCTTCGAACCTGTAGGTGGCAGGAATAGCCTTGAGCGGCATGCCGCTGGCAGTCTCGTTGATCAGTTCCTTCGCCTTCTCCTCGTCATACACTTTGAAGGTGTGGTTCTCTTTGGTTTTGTTATCCCTAATTGTGTAATGGCTTGAGCTGACTTTGACGACTCTACCCTCTAGTTTTTTTCCACCGTTCTTGGAAAAAAACTGCTGGTCTTTACCAACTGTTTGTCTTGCCTGCTTAGCGGTCAAGGTGCCCATGCCTTTGGTGGCAAGGTCTCTAAGGTCTACCGACTCGTCCAACATCAAGTCATCGTGGTTGTCGATGGCCCAAATGTGGGCATCTCCTATTTTATTAAATTCTTTAGCGATATTGCCGTCGCTATCGTAGACACAATACTT